TCTTGATATGTTGATTTCTGATGCTCAAACAGAAGAATACTGGTCAGCAAAAGCTGGTGAAGACTATGATTCAGCTACTACTGCTTTTGTATCTAATACCTTTTATGGTACTAGATTTGAGTGGTATCAGACTCTAGTTTCTAAGATTCAAAAAGTATCTAACGAAATTCATCGTTTGACACTTCGTGGTGGTGCTAACTTTGTAGTTGTTGCTCCAAAAGTTGCTACTATCCTTGAATCACTTCCTGGCTATGTAAGTCAGCCTGGTGACGGTGGAAATGACCAATTTGGTATGGGTATTTCTAAAGTCGGTCAAGCTGCTGGTAGATATACTGTCTACAAGAATCCTTACATGACTGAAAATTCAATCTTGGTTGGATTTAGAGGAAGTAACTTCCTAGAAACTGGTGCTGTATATAGCCCTTATGTACCGTTAATTACAACTCCATTGGTATACGATCCTAGTGATTTTACACCAAGAAAAGGTGTGATGACTCGTTACGCTAAGAAGATGATTCGTCCAGAGTTCTATGGTTTAATTCATTGTAAGTCTCTTGACTTAGTGTAAACTAAATCATATATCTGATACATAACAAAGGGGAAGACTTCGGTTTTCCCCTTTTGTTTTTATAAAAGTTATATTTATAGTTAAGGAGAACTATAGATGCCAAAATTAGAATATGCTTATGTTGATCCGTCAACCTTTACAAGTGGTGAAACACCATATGGAACATATGATGCTGATAGCACATTTCAAACTGATATTGTTTCAGTAACAAAGTGGTGTGCTAAAAGACTTGGGTTTCCTGTATTACAATTAGAAATACCAAGTGGTTCGATTTATGCTTGTTTTGAAGAATCAGTAAATGAATACTCACAGCACATCAATAATTACAATATTAAAAATTGGATGTGGGAACAATATGGTGAGAAAAGTAGAATATCAGGTTCACTAAGTACAGGTTCATTAGATCCTGTTACACCATCTCTTGGTCCTTCTATAACACTTTCTGATAAATACGGACAAGTTGTTGGTTTAAATGAAAATTATGATTTAAAGAAAGGATTCATAACCTTATCTGGTTCAAAACAAGATTATGATTTACAAGATGTTTGGGCTAGTGTAAGTGAAAGTAATAGAAGAATTGAAGTTCATAGAGTGTTTAATCATCAACCAGCAGCAGTATCAAGATTTTATGATCCTTATGCTGGCTCGTTTGACCAAAGACAACTTCTTGATGCTTTTGGATTTGGCAATGTCTCTCCAGCAATATCGTTTGTACTAAAACCAATCTCTTATGATTTGGCTAGAGCAAATGCTATTGAAACATCTGATTTAGTGAGAAAGAGTGCTTACTCTTTTGAAATACATAATAATAATTTAAGAATATTTCCTGAACCTTTATCTGGAGATGCTGGTGAAAAAATATGGTTTGAGTATTATGTTAAAGATGATATCAGAAATACAAATAATTCTAATGCTGACTTACAAGGTGGCGTATCAGATCCTTCTAATGTTCCGTATAAATTCATTACTTATAGTTCAATCAATCAACCTGGTCGTCAATGGATTAGAAAGTATACTTATGCTCTTGCTAAAGAGTTACTTGGTATTATCAGAAGTAAGTATAGCTCTATGCCCATACCTGATGGTGAAGTTACATTGGATGGTGAAGCTTTAAAGACTGAAGGAAGAGAAGAAAAAACACAGTTATTAGAAGAGTTAAAAGAATTTTTAGAATCAGTATCTTTAACAGAAAAATTAAAGGCAGAGGCTGAAGAAGCTAATGCTCAACAAGAGGTGTTAGCAAAAGCACCATTAAACATATTCATAGGATAATAGATGTCTGCTACACGACCATTTTTTATTTCCCAAAAGGAAATTAATTTAGTTGACCACATGAACGAAGAACTGATTGACGAGATAGTTGGTCAGTCGGTTGATATCTATAAAGTAGCGCCTGAACACACAAATCAAAACATATATGGTGAATCTACCACTAAGTATTTTAATGTAGGATTTAGGGTAAATTGTCTGATACGATATAATGCTCCTGAAGTAGAACAATTTCAAGAAGCAGGACCAGATACAAACTCTACGATTGATTTGATGTTTCAGAGAAATAACTTAGCTAGTGGTTCACTAAACTTTTTTCCTGAAGCTGGCGATGTGTGTGATTGGAATGATTGGTATTGGGAAATCAACGGAGTTACAGAACCACAACTTATCGGTGGTCATCCTGGATTTAATCATGCTATTAAGGCAACAGCACATCGTAGTAGATTGTCATCTATTAATATAGAGGAAAGACCTAGATAATGGCTGTTCAACTACTAGATAAAAAACTTGTAATGAAACCTCGTAGGTCACATCATGTAAAACCTGTTAGGGTAGAAGAGGTAGTTGATGAAACTATTGAGAATGTGTATGGAGAACCAAAAACCGATAAGTTTGATGAGATAATAGATTTACTGAAACAAGGTAATATTTATGGAGAGAAAGAGAACATAACTTTAGGAGCAGTTGATGTTCCGATTGAGAAACAAATATCAATAGATAAAGTTTCGACCAAAGGATTAAAGTCTGAAGAGTACGCTAATACATCAGAGAGTAAGTTAGATAAACTAAGGAAACTACGCCGTGGCAATTAAACCAATAACAAATGATAATGCTGGATACGAATCAAGAACTAATCGTGAATCTCAAACAAGCATTAGAAGTGAGAAAGGAAATGCCAAAGTTGTCATCAAAAAACCTGGTGGTCAAAATGCTGGTAAAGGATTTTCTATTGGTTTAAAGGAAATAGACACATCAGTTATTAAACATATCCGAAATATTATGAAACCTAAAGTAAAAGAACAGAATGAGATAATTTCTGTTCCTATTCTTTATGGTAATGAAGAAAGGTGGAAGTCTATAAAAGACAGAGGGACATTAAGAGATAAAAATGGTGTAATAATTTTACCTATGATTGTAATAAAAAGAACATCGGTTGGATTTGATGATGCTATGCCACTTTCATTTGACAATGATGTACAAGGTAAGTTTATATCTGTTGTTCGTTCAAGTAGTGGTTGGAGTAAAAATAATAGATATGATAGATTTTCAGTATTAACTGGTCAAAAACCAGTTCAAGAGTTTGTTAAAACTGGTATGCCAGATTTTGTAACTTGTAGTTACAGTATAGTTATGATGACATCTTTTATAGAACAAATGAACGACTTAAACTCACTTTGGATAGAACATTTAGAAACTTATTTTGGTGACCAAACAAGTTATCGTTTTCTTTCATCACTCGATGGTGATATATCAAATGAGATAGAAATGGAATCACAAGGTGAAAGAATGATACGAAATGAATTCACTATGACTATTAAAGGATATATGATACCCGAATTTACAGATAATATATTTGGTAAAACTGCTGAAATGGGTAGAGCTTATAACCCAAAAAAAATAACTTTTTCTGAAAAACTTATATAGTTATATATACATAATTGTTATAAATAAATTAAATTTAGAGGTTTTTAAATGTCAGAAGTAAAATTTACAGACGAGGAATTACAAACTATACAAGATTTATCTAATAAATCTAACGGAATTACTAATCGTTTTGGTCAATTAGCAATTGCTAAAATTAACATAGAAAAACAATCCGAGTCAATTGAAGAAGAAGAGTTTAAACTACACGAAGAGTTAGAAGCACTTAAAAAAGAAGAACAAAGAACTCTTCAGAAAATTACTGATAAATATGGTCCAGGTAATTTAGATCCACAGACAGGTGTTTTTACACCATCAGTAGAAGTTCAATCTTCTGAGGAAGAAAAATAAAATAACTTTCTTTGTCTTTCCAAAATTAGGTAATATTTATATATGAATAATTGTAACAAATCTTACCTAATTTTGGAGACAGCAGATGGCTGAAAAAATCATATCACCAGGTGTATTTACAAACGAAATAGACCAATCATTTTTACCAGCAACCGCAGGACCTATTGGTGCTGCTATTGTTGGTCCAACAGTAAAAGGTCCTATCCTAGAACCAACAGTAGTTAGTTCTTATTCCGAATATGTTCAAGTGTTCGGTGAGATAATAGAAAGTGGTAGCGACAATTTTCAATATTTAACTTCTCATACTGCTAAAGAATATTTAAGACAAGGTGGTCCTTTAACTGTAGTTAGAGTTGGAGAACCAAGTTTAACTAAAGCTACTGCTACAATTACCAATACAGGTTCGACAGATGTGTTTCAGTTGGAAGTAATAGGTAATGGTCCTTCTTTTAACAGTAGTAGTTCACTTGATTCTAATGGAAGGTTGTTACCAATAGCCAATTCTAATCCTCTTCACAATCATTTTGGAACTGGAAGTTTTGGTGGAAGAGCTGATAATTTTAGATTTGAAGTATCTCAGAGAAATCTTAGTAAAGGAACTTTTACATTAATTCTTCGTCAAGGTAACGATGAAGAAAATAAAAAGAAAGTAATTGAAACTTTTGCTAATTTATCTTTAGATCCAGATTCTCCAAACTATATTTTAAAAAGAATAGGTAATCAGACTTCAACTATAGTAACAGAAGGTAATCAATCTTTTATACAACAAACTGGTGAATTTCCAAATAAATCTAAAAATGTTAGGGTAAGTAATCTTTATCTAAAAACACCTAACTATTTAAGAGAAGATGGAACAATAGATACTTCTACATATGGTGATGGTGAAGGCTATATACCAATGTTAACTAGCGGAAGTGTTTTTGGGGCTTTTGATGGTGGTGACTTTGGAGCACAAAATGCTAGTCATCCATTTAACTTTTATTTGGCTGAAGATAGTGATACCAATAGTCAAGGTGTTAATTTGGCAACAAGTGCTGCTACACTAGGAACTGGTGGATACAAAACTGCTATTAATCTATTAAAGAATAAAGATGAGTTTGATATTAATTTACTTATGATACCAGGTGTTCTTGACCAAAATGGAACAAACTCTAATACTATAGTAGGTGATGCTATTCAGATGTGTGAAGATAGAGGAGATTGTTTCTTAGTATACGACAATACTTTCTTAACAGATAGTGTTGCTAATGCTAAAACAAATACGGAAGCTCGTAATTCAAGTTTTGCTGCTGCTTATTATCCTTGGGTACAGATACAAGATGCTACTACTGGTAACTTTAGATATGTTCCACCATCAGTTGTTATTGCTGGAGTATATAATTTTAATGATACTGTAGGACAGCCTTGGTTTGCTCCTGCTGGTTTAAATAGAGGTGGTATTGACTCTGCTGTTCAGGCATATAGAAAATTAACACAAGGTAACAGAGATGACCTTTATGAATCAAATGTCAATCCGATTGCTACCTTTCCTGGTCAAGGTGTTACTGTCTTTGGACAGAAAACAACACAGAAGAAAGCTTCTGCTCTTGACCGAGTAAATGTAAGAAGATTGTTAATCAATCTTAAGAAATTCGTTGCTAACTCTTCAAGAGGTCTTGTTTTTGAACAAAATACAACTGATTTAAGAAATCAATTCTTGAATGTTGTGAATCCTTACATGGAGCAAGTTCAAGCTAATCAAGGTCTAAATGCTTTTAGAGTAGTAATGGATGATTCAAATAACACGCCAGAAACCATTGATAGAAATCAGTTAGTAGGTCAGATATTCTTACAACCTACAAGAACTGCTGAGTTTATTGTATTGGACTTCGTGGTACAACCAACAGGAGCTGCTTTTCCTGAGTAATTTTAAATAAATGATATATTTATTATTGAAGACCAAATTTTGGAGATAACAAATGGCTGAATTATTAGAAGCGAATAAACTGTTTTACACCCCATACGAACCGAAGTTAAAAAATCGTTTTATTATGGAGATTAGTGGTATTCCTGCCTTTACTATAAAGACAGCACAAAGACCACAGATTACTTTTGACGAAGTAGTATTGGAGCATATGAATGTTACCAAATATGTTAAAGGTAAAGGTCGTTGGCAAACACTACAGATTACACTTTATGATCCTATCGTACCTTCTGCTTCTTCGGCTGTTATTGAATGGATAAGATTACATCATGAAAGTGCAACTGGTCGTGATGGATACCAAGACTTCTATAAGAAAAACATAACATTTCAAGTATTAGGACCTGTAGGTGACATTGTTGAAAAGTGGACACTCTATGGAACATATATTCAAGATGCTGCTTTTGGTGATTTAGACTTTAGTGATTCTAATCCTGTAGAAATTACCTTAACACTAAGATACGATTACGCTATACTTGAATTCTAAAAAACCGTTGTACTAAATACAACAAGGAGTTATAATGTCAGAACATAAGTTCCCTACGGAAGTTATTGATTTACCGTCTGGTGGAAAAGTATATTCAAAAGATTCACCACTTGCTGATGGTAAAATAGAATTAAAATACATGACTACAAGAGAAGAGGACATTCTTATGTCTGAGAATCTTATTAAGAAAGGTGTAGTCATTGATAAACTATTGGATAGTTTAATTGTTACTAAAGGTGTCAAACAAGAACATTTAGTTTTAGGTGATAAAAATGCTGTATTGGTTGCTGCTCGTATTCTTGCTTATGGTCCTGAATACACTGCTGAAGTACAAAATCCAAATAATCTTGAACAGACAGTTGAACATACATTTGACCTTACTGAGTGTCCTTTTAAAGAAGCAGTTGAGGGTGTGGACTATAGTGACAACTCTTTTGATTTTGAAACACCAGTTGGAAAAAATAAAATAAAATTTAAACTTCTTACAGGTGTTGAAGAGAAACTAATTGAAAAAGATTTAGAGCAATCAAGAAAAGTTGGATACAATTCAGAAATATCAACAAGACTTCGTTATACAATTACAGAAGTAGATAAGGATAATAAAGTAGAAACTATAACTGCCTTTTCACAGAATATGTTAGCTCGTGATTCTATGGCATTGAGAAATTACATTCAAGAAATTTCTCCCGATATTGATTTGACATCGGAAATCGAAATAGGAGGTAATACTGTGAGCGTGTCAATTCCGCTTACAGTCGAGTTTTTTTGGCCTAAATCCATCTAATAAATTAGATATACATCAATCTATTTTTTACTTTATATATGGGACACCTGGATTTACATTTAGTGATGTCTACAATATGCCTGTTCATTTAAAAAACTTTTATCTTCGTGAGTTTATGGATTTGAAGAAAAAAGAAAAAGAACAAATAGATAACGCACAACCAAAACAACAGTCAACAATCCCTCGTAGATTTTCCCCCAAATAACTCTTTTCTTTATATTTATTAATGTATATAGGAGAACT